TTCCGGCTGTAGAGTTACCAGCGTGTTTAAATTTAATCCAAGTAACCTTAGTCCCATCCGTTGCTGCCGTTAGCAAATCTTTGATGTTGGTCGTAGTTGCTCCTGACTTGTCCGTGGTCGTTGCTGTAATTATACAGTTGACCTTTGTCTCAGGCTTGAGTGCAAATACCGGTTGAAAATTAGCTGCCATTGTTAATATGCGTTAAATAGATATAGTCTTCCACCTACAGAAGAGGCATTAGCGCCAGCATCAACGTAGGTCTTTACTGCTTTTTGCGAAGGTATCAAGGAATCGCTACCGGATGATAGGGCCGTATCCGTTGACAAACTTACATTGTTTTTCCAAAGGGATGTACCACCGTCATACATTAGCATATTTTTATCGGCTACTGACGTTATCTGTACATCATGTATCTCCGTTAATTCAAACCCGTTCATCGGCTTTACGAATATCTCACCCGATGAAGCATTGACCTTGACCACAAATCCAACATACACCAAGTGGTTAGGCGCATATGGTTTGGTTTTGGTAAACTGGCCGGCTGTAGCAGACAAATACAAAGCATCGCCCTGAGTATAAGCGGAAGTATCCAAACCCCGCACCATGCCCTGAACAATTACCCAACCTTCGGCACCGGATGCAATGCTTTCAGCCACTACGCCAAACGTCTGAGCGGATGTGCTATCTCCGGTATTTACCGCCTTTTTAACGCTGACCCGTTGGCCTGATGCACCAAATACATATACAACCGTGCCTTTGTCAAGTGTCGTGGCCTCTGCGTTATAAACAAGCGAAGCCACCTCCGTACCAAGCGTAACCGTAACGTTTCCGCCTTTTAGCGTCAATGCCAGCGATCCCTCGCCATCGTCCCACAACATTCTGCGTACTGCGTCAACAGCCGTAGGAGTCTGCGCCCAATCGATTGCTTCTAAGCCTACTATGTTATTTGTCTTGTCATATGTAAAGCCTGAATCACCGGCAAAAGCACCGGCATCATTAAATTGAACCTGAGTCGTTGACCCTCCCGGAGTGCCACCACCACCGCCACCAGTGCTGGCAATCGTAATAGTCTGCCCTGCCTGTGTCAGCGTTATGTTGCTGCCTTCTACGAGGATGGGGGCGGTATTGGTGTTAGCTATTGCCATTTAATTGACGATAAATGATCTGCTGCCACCTGTCCCGGTTGGCGTGTTGTTATATATCGCTATGTGAGCTGTGCCCCACCCGTCAAGTGATCCACCTGTAGCCGTTACCGCTCCATCGCTTGAAACGTTGGCTTTGGTGTTAAGTTCAAAAACTACGTCATAGTCCAAAGTACTTAGCGTCTCATCCGCATTATTCGTGTATCCGGTTGGAGTAGTTAAGCTGGTTGTCGTGTTAAAGTTGGTACTAAATGCCGCCAAAGTGCGCTCCGTGCCTCCAAGCGTAACCGCTGACCATGTCACGGTATCACTTGTCCCTGCATTGCTGCTTATATTTTCGATTGTTATATAGTTATCGCCATCGTAGCTATATATCTGTCCACCAAAAAACGTGCTGCCTCCTGATGTCCTGGTGACTGATTCGCTGCCTGATTCGCTACCGGTTGCCAGCTTGCTATAGATATACAAAGCCATCGTAGGGCTGCCGGATGGAATAAACTTTTTGACCCGCTGAGTCCATGCAGGGTTAACCGTGATATTCTTTAGGTCGCATTCCAATATCATCAGAAACAAAAGGTCATTAGCCGCTACCGTTGGATAGGTAAAGCTAAATGACGTGCCGGACTGAGTTTGGCCGGCTGTTCCTTTGGCCTTATAGGTTGGCGCTGCCATTATGCCGCTGTGCGTTTAACACGGATGGCCAAAGTTACACGGGTAACCGTTGCAGGTGCTGGGCTTGCGTCTACATTGATACGCAGCCAGTCGTTTCTTGTTAGCGTGGTTGTCCAGCTGCTCAGTGCCGTATCCTGGTTCTTTTGTGTGCTGCTTAATGCCGGCTTTTCCGTACCTGTAATGGTATCGGCTACCGTAGGCGGAAAGTTGGCATACGTGTCCTTCCATACGTCAAGCTGGATAGTGCCTGAAGCATCACCGACAATATCCCAGCCTAGAACGGTGCAATTAAAAGGAATCATTATGTCACCCTTTACACCGCTTGTAATCACCGCACCGCCTCCGTCAATAATGAATTGGATGGTATCATAGGCATCATCAAGCAGTAGCGCTGAATCGGCAATGTCATCGGCAAACTGCCGCATATCGCTTTCCGTTATCTGCCTAGTGGTATTGTCGGCAAATGTGCCGCCTACGTCTTGATAGGTTGTTTCGAATGTACTTTTTGAAAGTTGTGCCATGTTAGCTGTTATATCCTACTGTGAATCCTTTTGAAAAGCCTGCCGCTGAGTTGTCCTCAATATCAAATAATTCCAGCAGCTCAACTGAATAATTGTTCCCGTACATATCCCATTCAATAGACACCGGATAATATAACCGATTACCGTCCATTGTTTCCCTTATAGTACTGATAGGCAGCATCCGGGTATCATTTGAATATAGGCTACCGGATAGCATCCTCCAGCTTTGATTGTACTGGCTGCTGTAGCTATCCATTAAAATAGCCTGCAATGTCTTTTCTTCACCAAAAGCCGTCCGCGCCCACTTTTCATATGGCGTACCAGCTGAACTACGCAAATATCCGTTGTAAACAATGTCAGCCGAATTCGCTACGTAATCCTTTTTGGTAGCCCATGTATTATCGGCAGTAAATGCTACTTGCATATTAGTGCCATAATCAGAACCAAACCGGATAGCATTGCTGAAGCTTATAAGCGTTTTGCCGTTGTTTACTATTGAACTATGGAATATCTCTTTTTGAATAGGCAGCCTGTTTTTGTTTTCCATTGACTGCTCTAGTGCCTCATTTTCAGGATTTGCTTCTCCATTGGAAAGCATTTCCATGCTGACATAATCTAAGCTGATAAACGTTTGAACGGTTACAATAAACTGCTGGATATGCTGTAAAACCCAAACCTGTTTATTATATGGCGGTGTTGAGTCATTGTAATCATTAGGACGTATAATATTAGGCAATGATTGAGCGCTGGTGTCCTCTTTAAGCTCATAATAATGCAGGTAATTACCTAAGAATCCGGATGGCGTATATGTGCCGTTAATGTCGTAAAAGCTGGTCTTTTCGCCTGCCGGATATCCTGACGTCTGTTTAGCTTTTAACGCAGCTAATGCTGCAGATGTAGTATTTGCGTTATACTCTGCCTCATTAGCATTAGGCAGGTATATTTTAACATTGAATGGCTTACCATTGAGAAAGTCAGCACTTGGCGCTCCGTTGGCATTTAATGGCGTGCTAACGTTAACCTCAAAATCAATCCATTGGTTAGCTTGGTCAGGCTGTAAATGCGTGATTATCTGAGTAGCCGTGTCTTTCCAAGTGCCATCCTCATTCAACCAATAGCCACCGTATGTAATTTCAAATCTGACCCGTAAATAGTACCATTTGTAGCTAACAATCTGACCTAAGTAGTTTTGAAAGTCGCGCTGAATCTTATATCTGATTTTGAAAATAAACCTATCAGTTGTACCCATCTTCAGATTGAGATCATCAGACAGAATGTAATTACTGCTGTTGTCCTCATAAGATGAAAGCGTAAGCGCTACGTTGTCCTCGCTGATAGTCTGATATTTTACATTGATTGGTTTATTAGCTGCATTGACAAGCTGCCAGCCGGTGGTATCTACTACATAGTCTATATTTTTATCATCTATGTAGCCTTCTGATTTAGGGGCAGCAACTAGCCGGAAATCACCGTTACCGATAATGTTTTTTTTCAGGCCAAGGTTATTGATTAGCCGGACGCTGCCATAGCCCGGCATGATTCGCAGCATCTGATTCTGACCAGACCAAACAAGTCTATCAGTATCGCTGCCTATTTTAACATCTACAAACGGGTCATAATTGCCATTGGATACATAGTCACCATCTGCATCATATTCCCTATAGTCAAATGCAAAGGTTCGCTCCTCAACACGCATAATCCACCACTTGTTGCCCCATTGCAGAATTTGGGCTGCATATGGTTCTAAAATGTACCGTAATACGTCTAAGCAAGTCGGATTGTCATTAATCAGGTAATAGCGATCTAAGTCAACATAAGCCTGATCCAGCGGGTCATCCGCTGCTGTCGTGGCCATCGTTGTGGCATATATATTACACGCTGATCGAATATTCAGCCCAAAGCCTATCTTTTTAAGAATATAGGCTATTACATTTATTTGACTAAGCTTGCCCGTAAGCCGTGATCCAAAATCATCCAAAAACAATGTTTCACCTAAGCTAGCTAGGCCATCCGTAGCAACTGCATTAAAAGTATACGGGGCGTTGACATAGCGCTCCTGAATCTGATTTGTCAGCACCTTTCCAATCCATTGCACGCTGCCGTCAATAGTTAGACGTATTCGGTACTGGTCAGGGTCGTTATCATATAGCTCGTTAAAATCGCCTTCAATTTCAGATACCCAAGATATCTCAACCTCACCCGGCAGAATGCTAACAAACTTTTCGCGCTCGCTTTCACCTCGTAGTCTATAAATGACCGGTGGCGTACCTGCGTTGACATCCAGCACCGATCCGGAATATCCCTTTTCTAGTATCTCTGCTTTCTGTGTAGACCCGTCTGCGCTTTGATATTGTAGCCGGTACAATACTCCATAAGTAGTCGTAACGTCTATCTTAAAGCTAATGGTTGCCCGGCAGTTGACAGCGTCACGCGCATAGACTGTATATGTACCAGTCCGCAAATTGCTAAACGTGCCGGAAGTCTGTCCAGCACCATAAACGAAATCTTTGCCTAATGCGTATTGTATCGCTCCGTTTGAGCTGGTAGCCGTTACCGTTACCGCACCATCCAAAGCAGTTGACGTGCTAGCATTGGTTATCTCCGGCAGTTCGGTAAATGTTAGATCGCAGACTAGCGGAATATCGCAGGAAGGATGATTTGCTAATAGCGTCTTGCTTAAATACGGGAAAGCAGATTGACGTTCATATTTTACCTTGCTGCTTCCTTCGCATATTAAGACCTGCTCAGTATATTCTGATTTATAATATGTATCTGGTGTGGAGCCAAGTATATAAAATGTCTGTGGTATCTGATTTCCTGAGGTTACTGTAGTGCCATTCTTAGTTACTTTAAACTGCTTGGTAGTCGTGTCATAAAAAGTAATAACCGTATCACTTAGCACATAGCCGCCAAACGGACTATTTTGCTTCCAAAGGACAGTAAGTAACTTAATATCAGCCATTATTTTTTAAATCGGTCACTAAGCCAGTTCCAAAACATGGTAGTAAAATATCCGGCAGTTGAGCCAATAATGCCCAAAAATACGGTAATAATTACATCGTTATGCGTTATAGCGCCATTCAGTAAGCCCATAACCGCCCCGATTGCTAAGCCTAACCGGCTATCTGTGTGATGGTGTGACATATTAGCCTCCTTTCCTTACTTTGTTATCAAATGATGTTTGATTAATTACTGCGACAAGGTCACGGCCTGATCCTTTAAGTTCGCCTGTTATAACTACATTACTAGTCATTCCTGAAGCCGTGATTGTTTGACCTGAAAAACCACCGCCACCTCCACCTCCTCCTCCTATATTCTGAGCTTTTTTACCCATGCTTCTACTTACTGCTCCAGCCGCAAGCATCAGAGCAGTACCAGCAGCAATAGCAGCAGCAGCACCAGCCGGCCCTGCTGTAAATAATTTATCCAAATTAAGTTTGCCAATACCAATAGTAATTAAAGCTTGGCCAAACTGCTTCATAAAACCAGCCAACGCTTTTATAATATTATCACCAAATGATATTTGTCCTGATGCAACATCATTTAAACCGTTCAAAAATTCACTAATTCCACCAGATGCAGCATCAGCAAATGCGGTATTGATACCCATAACATCCTCAGCAAATGCGGCATTAGCTTCACGTCCTTTTGCTAATTGTTTTTCATAATTAGCTAGCTGTTCACTAAATCCGGGCGGGATGGGTAATTTACCATCTTTACCGCCTAATGTAGGAACAAGCTTTTTAACATCAAAAGCCTGAAAAGATGCCATAAGTTCACGGCCTACAGGTCTATTTTTGGCTTCTTGGTAAAGGTCTTCAATAGTCTTGCTGCGCTCTTTCATCATGCGCTTAAACTCATCTTCAGCCTCTTTATCCCTTTCTGCCCTAGCCTTGGCCGCTTGTTTTTCGGCTTCTTCCTTATCTTTTACTGCTTGAACTTTTCTAGCTTCATCAGCGGCTTGTTTGGCAGCTAATCCAGCGGCTTTAGTGGCTTCAATATTTGCCTTTATTTCGCCTTGATATCTTGCGTTAAGTTTTTTTAGATATAGGTCAAAAATCGCGTTAATATCTTTTTGCGTCTCACCTTCTTTTTTGCAGGTCTATTTTGTCTTCTAAAAGCTCTTTAGCAGACTTTCCTTGTTCTACAAGTCCCAGAACATCGGAGACCTTTTTGCCTGATGCTGTGTTTCCAAGCCTTAACAAATATTCCTGAGCATCTTGTGAGAGGTTATTAAACTCTACTAATTTACTAGCTAAGCTTTCACCTAATCCAAGTGTTCCAATGGTTGTTAAAGTATATGCTGTACGTCTTCCAAATATTTCAAACTCAGTACCAGCATTTGCGGCAACTATAGCAAGATTTGTAAGTGATTCAACTATGCTATAAATTACACCTGTATTGCTTTGCCCTAATGTCAATAAAAGGTTATCCCAAGCATCTTTTAAGTTAGATATTTTACCACCTAAAGTATTGGCAACAGCGGCAGTAGCACCCAAAACCCCTGGTAATTGACTGTATGTTTCAAGTGCTTTTTGAACACCCTGAGCATTTTTTTCTATCACAAGATTAACGCCTCTAAATGATAATTGAATTTTACCATTTTGCTGAGTGGCAATTATACCTATATTTTCAATCCTTTTTGTTTGACCTACTGCAAGGTCTTTAAAGGCTTCTGCTGTATCTTCAAAACTAGCTTGCAATGACGATGATACATCGCCAATCATTTGCAGCTTACTAATTGTAGGGCTTAGTCCTTGATTCGTCCACCTAACATATGCCGCAGTTAATTCACTAACTTCAAAAGGTGTCCTAATTGCAAATTCTCTAATAGAATCTAAAGCAGCTTTAGCATCTGAGTTACTGCCAAGACTATTAGTTAAAGAAGCCTCAAACTATTGAAATTGACTAGTAACCTCTATTAACTGCCTGCCTACATCTACAAGAGCAAATCCAGCTAAAAGCTGAGCGCTAACCTTTGAAAAGCTTTTTTCAAATTTATTTAACCTAGTCTCAGCAGATGCTAAAGCAGAATTAAATTTTGCAACATTTGCAGATATCTGTACAGCTACATTTGCTAATATAGTTTGAGCCATATCATTTCATGTCTTTAATCCGTGAACCCAATGAACTGCCGAAATAGTAGCTATAGATGCTAACTACCACGCCTTCAATAATCCCAATAAGATGTACAAATAGCTCCTTATTCTGAATCTGAGTATTGACAAGCTGGTATAACGAATAGAAAAGGATGCCAATGCCGGCAAAGGCAAGCGCCCACATCATATAATCAAAATGGCCAATAGCTTTTACCACTTCTGCCTCACGCTGGCGGGCAGTTTTCCTGTCGTCTACCTCTAATTCCTGCTGCTTTAAAACTTTATCGGCTAATGCCTCTAAATGGCGATTAACTTCCTTTTCGGCTTCAATTTTGACCTTTGCTAGTTCTTCTTTATTCGTTATAACTTGATCCAAAATAGACTCAAGCGATTTAAGTAAATCACCCTTACCCATACCAAGTATATTTTTTATCAGGCTCATAATTTTTGGGTTACGTCAAAGGTAACAATATCGCAGATGGCGTTTTTGCCGGCTACTGTAAAGAATGCTTGAGCCTTCCATAAGCCAACCTCGTCAAGGTCGCTATTAGCAAAGTTATATATAAGCTTTGTCGTTTGATGGATGCTGGCAGACCAAGACCCGGTTGCACCGGATGGCTTACGGTATTTAATAGCTAGCGCAGTAGCACCTACAGCGGCTAGGTCTACATTAGTGTCCAAAACGATGGATAAATATCCTTGAGTATTAAAAATCATGCTTCAAATATTTGAGCGTGGTGAATGGATTCTAATTCAATATTCCTGGCATAGCTTTTACCGCTTATGCTTAGATTTAGATTGCTTTCCTTACTTATCTGACTGCTGAGGTAGCCATGCTTTGAAAGTGTACCTAAAAACGATTTAAATGCTTCCTGAGGCGTATTTAAAAGCAAGGCAGCGGTAGCCGTAGTAATTACATAAGTAGCCTGATTAGCGCCTAAAACGTGCAACCATACATATTGCGTATCTATGCCTGTGATAGCAAAGGCAGCCTGTCCTGCAATAAGCTTTCTTGCCTGTTGTAACGATACGGCAACACCGGATAAATCATAGCTAACCGCATCTGCGGGCATCACCCGGCCACGCAGGAAATCAATAGCATATCCTGCAAATTGATAGCTAGCAGCGTCTGCCGTTAGTATTTTATTCCCGGTCGGGGTATATATTAGGCTGACCGTTACCCCGGTAAGGTTGAACGTGCCTGCGTTAGCGGCTATTGTTATCTGCCTGCTAAGTTGTGCAGCTATTCCGGTTAGCGTATAGCTACCAGCGTCTGCGCTAATTAGCTTTTGACTGGTAAGGCCAGCGGCTAAGCCGTTGAGTGCGTAAGCGGCTGAATCAGCCTGTATTTTCCTTTGAAAATCAAAGTTAGCATCTACGCCATTTAGTGAATAGGATGTAGCGTCTGCGGTTATCAGCTTTTGCGCTGTTAATCCGGTATCCGTTCCCGTTAACGTATAACTTCCCGCATTGGCAGTAATAACAGGATTCTGCCCTTGCGTTAATAAGTTATTTTGTAGTAACGGTAACAGCATATGTTATAATCCGAAAATTCCCTGTTGACCAAATGGGTCAAAGCCCCCGGTAAATTCTTCTGTTTCGTAAAAAGTAATAAATGATGTTAATGTTAAATCATTTCCAACGGTTAACTGAGTTTGAGAAACGTTATTAGTTGGTCCTTTTGTGGTTTGTAATTGATACGCAAAAGTTGATGACATATCATTACCTGCTAAATTTCTATACTGAGCTGCCAATCCGGTTTTTACCCAATTAGTTCCAGTTAATGTACCCCATGTATTATCATCAGCGGTTGTCCATATTGCCAATGTAACGTTATTATCAAAACTTGGTGTAGTACTAGCCACGGTTATTGTAGCAGCTGCTGCATTCTCTTGGCTTCCAAAAGTCTCATAAGATAAGACATTTGAACTATTGCTAGGTCTAAATACTATCATAACTGCACTAGTATTAGTGCCAGCGCTAAAGTCAAATCTGGGATTAGCATCCCATGTTCCGTTATATGTAGCGTAAAATAATCTTGTTGAAATATTAGTAGCAGCAGATGATACTAAAGGTGTCCAAGTTTGACCGCCAGTTATACCGACAGAAATTGTCGCTGCACCTCTCTGATAACCATAAACAATAACTAAATCATTAGCGACCATTGAGGCCGGAGGAGTCAAAGTGATAGTAGTGGTTGCGTTTGAACCGTTATCAGTAGGAATACTTGTAACTCCAAAAAAGGTAGGCATACCTTAGAATTCGTATCCGTAAACAGTTATATCCAATGAAATCGCCGCATCTGTCGTAATCTTCAAACGATGGTCAGCGGTTACGGCAAATATCCCGTTGGGTATGCTTATGATAGCCCCCGGCCTTGCGTTAGCACTTGGAGCAAATGAGCCAGCCCATACAAGCTGATCCGTACCGGCTGTATAGGTAGTGTCAGCAGATGCGCCAAGCCAAAGGATCACCCGGCCTGCGGTGGTTGCATAGCTTGAAACGGCAAGGTAAGTAATGGCTATCCTTTTTCCTGAAGATGGCGTCCAAAGATCTATACCCGTCTGCTGCGTAACCGGATTGGCTGCTTTCCATACCTGCATCCCGGGGTCTATGTGTGAGATAAGCTGGCGGCCGTACACATCGCTAATACCGTTTGAGCGGTCACCATTAGCGACGGCTGCCGGCATTGAAGCCTCTGCCTGAAATCCAATTTTAACCGGATTGCCGGAGTCTACATTATCATGGCCTACATCACCTTCCACATTCAGCCCGTCCGTTACTGTTACCGTGCCATCTACGGTTATTGAATTGCCGCCATCCTGAATATTTACAGCGCCAGCGCCCGATCCATTATTTATCGTTACATCTCCAATATCTACGCCACTATTTGCCCCAAGCGTCCAAGTACCGCTCTGTGCAGCCTGTACAGCAAAAGTACCGGTTCCTACTACTGTTGCATTCAAGCTGGCGGCTGTAGCCTGTACCACCGTGAAAGACCCGGTTCCAGCGTTTGCCGTCACCGTGCCGGTTACCGTTACATCATTATTACTGCCAAGGTTAACGAGCATTCCGTTAGTCGCATCACCCCTCGACCTATCCCACGTGCTACCATTAAAAACAAGATTTTTAGCGCCTACGTCAATATGGTTTTCGGTATTGGTTTCGCCATCACTATGTGCAGCATCAATAGGTACATCTGATGTACCATCTGAAATAATTACTCTATATGCGGTTGATGCCTGTTGGGTAGCGGTTACGGTGCCATCTACAGTCAAGCTGCCGCTGTTATCGGTTACCGCAACAGTACCGGATACGGTCACCGTGCCATCAATAGGCAGCGGATTGGTAGATGATACGTCCCCATCGTTCACCCCGTCCGCACCTTGTACAATCTTTACCCGTTGATACTTAACGCCTGAGATATCATCCGTGGCGATAACATCACCGCCAGTACCGGTATTTAGGGTAGTGTTATCTGCCATGTCATATTATGCTAATGTTGCAAAACCTGTAGTAAAGTCAATCGTAAAAGTCTCGCCATTATTCAGCGTAACGCTTGAACCATAGTCATACCAGCCAATCAAAGGATCGGCAGGGCTTGTCGGGTCATCGTTATAAAGCACCACATATTGAAAACTAGCTACCGTGCCGGATGCTGTTAGCACCAAGTCATTAGCAGTAAAGCTTACGGTACCGCTGCTTTGCTCGCAGGTAACGCCTGTAATTACCCGGCTGCTGAGATTAGTATAGCTTATCTGAGTCAGGTTAGCCAATACCGTATATGTATTAACCGGAGCATTTGATGAACTGCATAGCGCTACAGTAACCGTACAGGTGCTGTCGCTTGTGAAGTTGTGGACACCCTTTGCAAGGTCTTCCACAAACTGATGAAATTTATTGAATGTTGCCATTTGGTTTTATTAGTGTTTTAGGGAACATGGCCTCTACTTCTTCTGGAAGTAGAGGCTTTAGCTCCTGTTCTTGTTCATCAAAGGAAAGACGTATCAAGTCCGTTTCACGGAATGGCATCGGCTTGCTCTTATGGTCTCTGATATAGTTAATCATCAGCACCCATATTTTGCGAATCCTTACCCACTCCATCTCTTGCAGATGGTGCTTCTCCTTTTCGCTTTCTTCGTACCGCATAACGTATAAGTTAAACTCATACCATGACAGGCTCCAGAAATCATCCAAGGATAGGCCAAGATGCACGAAGGCGAACTCCATGCACTCGTCTATGTCCCAATCTACTGCCCCTCCTCCGTCTGATTCGGGGCGTTTTCTTTTGGGCTAATCATCGCCTCGCTGGCTTGCTGCTCCATTGCTGCATAGCCGTAAGTATCAATCCAAGCCGCTACCTCGTCCTTGCTTGGCTCTTCTTCTTTCGCCAAACGTGCATAAGCAGCAGCAGCAGACCAATACCATACTATTTGCGCTTCGATATCGCTTCCATCTAGCAAAGTTGCCATCTCCGGCAGCTTGCATCCCATCGCCTTACAGAACAATGCCGCCTGCATCGTTCCAAACTTAAACCCTCGTTTTTTACCGAAGATTTCTAATGATACTATTCCTTTGTAGTGATCCATTCAATTAAGACTCATATTTCACCCAAGTGCCGGTAATTTCAAACGAACCGCTGAAAGTCGTACCGGCATTCAATGGGCCGCTGAAAGAAAGGGTATTTAGATAAGCCTGAGCGTAAATAGTAAGATTGGTTTGGTCACCGATTCCGATGCTTACCTCTGTCCGGTTTTTATGGATATCCACAAGATCAGCCAAACCATAGGTAGAGGAAGGATTGAAAAGACCCTCAAAATCAACTGTTGCCGTATTGCCTGAAGGAAGAATAGCACGGTCGCCATTATTGTCTTTGCAGGTGACATCAATCGTATTGTTTGTGCTGTTGAAAGTTGCGTTAGTCAGACAGCCGATAAGCTGACCGCCGACGTATACACCGATGTTATTACCATTAAGTACTGCCATGTGTTTATTGTTTAATCGTTTTCTGTTGTTTTAAGTTCCGAAAGAGATATATTCATTTTTTCGGGTGGGTACTTCCCGTCATATTTTACCCCAAATTTGAGCCGTATAAGCTCGCTGCCCAGCGTGGAATCCGTTTGCAGAACAGACCCTACCGGATATTCTCGGCCAAAGATATTGACCCATTTTTTAACCAATCTTACCCTATAAGCCATGTACCTGGAATGTTGACGTTTTACTGTAAAGATCGTGATCCTTTACGAAATCATCGCTTTCATTTAATAACTGAGCAAAACCAAACTGCACATTATTTACCGTGCCTTGTGATTCACTTAGTAGTGCATCTTCTACCGCTTCCATTAAATCAGATACATCATCATACGAATAATGATAGGCCACAACCTCAACATTATATATATAACCGCAGTTCTTAGCGCTAGTAGTTTTTCCACTAATACGACAGACAACATAAGGAGCAACCTCAGTTTCAGGGATGACAACCGGATATACTTTATGCTTATCTCCCGCCTTATTAAGGCCAACAGCCGCCTGCACGGTTGCATCATTTTCTAATATATATGTTACAGCTTTAAGCATTGTTTTTAATGGTTCGCCTCATGTATGCTAGAAGCTTTTTAGCTATTGAATCAGATATGTTAGCTTCTACTTTTGCTTTTGTAACGTTAAATGCTGGCTCCATAAATGGCTTAGGACTAGTCCTGCCGACTGTTTTGCCTTTTTTTGTTACTATCCTATGTCCATATTCAATCAAATGGCCGTGATATCCTTTATAAGAACCTCCACGCCTTGGGCCTACCTTTACTATACCTATTTCCGTTGCTTTATGAATAGAAGGTTTAATAGCTCCTATTGATCGTTCAAGTTTACCAGTTCTATAAGGTGCATATGCTTGTGCAGCATTAATTAAAGGTTTTGCAGCATCAGCGTGTGCAGCTTGTAATACACGGTGTGTAAGTTGCTTGGGCAATCCCTTTAGCAAATCGTCTATTTCTTTTATTCCTGTAACTGATAACGTAGCGCTCATGTGAAAAACGTATTATCCAAGAGGTTGCTAACAATCATCAGATATCTATCCCGGCTTTCATATGCATCCGTAATACTTAAAATTTCATATACCTGAGTATTGTAAACAATACGCATACGGTTATTCAAGTCAGAACGATAACGCACAATCCATTGCGTAGGCTGTACGTACATTATCCGGTTATCAATTACCGTAGTATTGCCATCCTTGTCCATCTTACGGGCTGAAATGAAACTATCATTATCTATCAGCTCCCAAGCATCTATTTTATCTTCATTTGAATCACCATTACTAATAATGGGCTGAATGAGATAAATTTCCCTATCAAGGCGGCCTATTTTTTGCCTATGCGATAGCATTCTGTAGCTGTTTAATTGTGTTAATTTCAGCAGCACTTAAATGCTGTAACACCTTATTAAAATCATATTCAACACCTAAAAAGTAGTTGAACTTCCAAATATTTTCTTGGCTTTTAACGTCAATCAGTCCAGGATACTCACCAGCCGGCACACGGTAAAAGTTTACCCCGTGCTTGGCTATATTCCTATTACTGGCGTTATCCATTCCTCTATTAATGTTATCGGGCCACAGCGACCAGTTCATTTTTTCAAGTAATGAGCGGCTAATAACACGGGCCGCACCGTATGTGCTTTGATGGTTAATCAACCGCCTGCATTCATCGGTCTCTACAGATATATACAAACAGTCGGAAATGCCGAAGTATTCATATTTACCAAAATACTCAAGATACTGAGTAAGCAGGTAATCCGTTACTAAATCATCGCTGCCTATCTCCATCATATAATCAAAGTCGTAAGCGCTTAACGCTTTTAGACCGTAGTTCTTTTTTTTGCTTACCGGCAGGTTTTCATGCATAACCCATCCGATATTATATTTTTCCATCAACGGCACCATCTCCGGCTCACTAATCACGGCAAATGCCTGAATATTATAAGCAGGATGTTGCCGCATACGTTGAATGCCAAGCAGGCACAGCTCGGTTATTTCCGGCCTGCGCCATACAGCTAAGTAAACAAATAAGTTAATCTTGGTTGGCATTCCAGGTTACCTTAATCATATCAAGTAAAGTCATAGAGTTCCAGAATATAGGCGTTACCTCGCCTTGCCTTGCGTCTTCACGTTGCTCAAATAACGAACCTATCTGCATCATCATAGCCTGCTTTGCAATCTCCGGCAGCGGCTCATTGATAGCCTCATCATATCCTGCCGTATAATTGATTGTAATGGCATTAGGACGTGACTTTATATCAGTAGGCCATAAGTCTATCTCACCGCTGGCATCAATGGCGTAAAGCCTGCAAATGCCGCTGTGTGTATCTACCACAAAGTCAGTATTTTCTACCATTGTCGTGGTTGTACCGTCCTCGTTTAAATATGTAAATGAATCAATGGTCTGAACCGGGCCATAAGGCACATCAATATAGCTATGTGTAAATGGGAAATGGTCTAGCTTAATGGATCGTTCCTGTGTCACAAATGAAAGACCAGCGTATGCTTCGCAGATTCTGCGAGCCGTTTTAATCAATCCGGTTATATAGCTATCCTTGGCCGTGCCTTGATACTCCAAATGCACCTTGGCCTCTGCAAGGGTAACCGGCTCAACTGCCGGCTGATCGGTGACACGGCTATAGATTATCATTTTTTCAATACGATAAAATCAACTTTAAATTTTTTAAGCTCTTCGGCTGTTATCATTATAAACTCACCACGCTTTGCGATGACGTCTACATTATTTTCCCTACGAAGTAGGAAGGTTCTTTTAGGTACTGCTTTAATCATTTTTTTTGTCAAAAAGGAAGGCCAGTTACCCGGCCCTCCTTATTCACATATTAAACCCCAAATATTAGGTCAATGCAGGCAGATCGGTAGCGTCCCAATCTTTGCAGATTGAGAATTCAGCCGGCTGCTCAATTTCAACGTCCATAAAGGCGTTGACAACAAAGCGCTTAGTTCCAGCAAGTGCTTGAGTATAAGGGTCAAACAGAATGTCCAAACCGCCCCAAGTGCCAAGAACTGCACCCTGCCAGTAGTCAGAGTAGATAATCCCGCAAAGATCGCTCTGTGAACCTTCGCTAAAGTTGCTAGGGATTACCTCAGACACGAACAAAGGACGACCTACCAAACGACCGGAGAAGTCATAGGCAAAATTACCTTCAACACCGGAAGTCTGCTTCGGAGTCTGGCTAAGTGCAAACTCACCGTATGCGTTGGTGATGAAACCAGCGGAACCGCTACGGCTGTTGGCAGCTTTAGCATCACGAATCATGCTAACCAGTGCAGCATAAGTCATGTTGTTAGAAGTGCTTCCAGAGCCAAGGGAAAGAACGTTCACACCGTTATAAAACAGGATGCCGGTAGGCTTGTTGCCGGTACCGTCACCAGCAAGCACTGCATCGTCCACAGTCAGCTCATAGCGACGGGTGATGATGTTGCGCAGGTGTTGCTCAAGCACAAAAGAGCTTTGCAGCATCATTTGGCTTGTTACATCCACGTACATACCAGTCCGCTTCGGGCTTACCTTGATGTTGTTATAAGCAGGCACGGACTCATCAACGTTGCTAGTCTCAGTCTCCCAAGAGAAAGCAACATCGGTAGATTGGCGCGGCCATTGAAGGTCACCGCGAAGGCCAGTCATTACAGTAATGCCAAGCTGAGCCACAACCGGATTAGGGTTAAGGATCGGGATGAGACCCATCAGGTCGGTAGCTACTACGTCTGCACCTTCAGTACCTACGTTCAAAGCTGCCTTTTGCTTACCAATTTTGATAAACTTGGAAGGGATAGCAATGTTACCAGAGATGGATACACCGCTTTCCTTGGCTTCACGAACTGCCTCTTGGTACATTTCTGATTCTACGCCTTCATGCGTAAAACGGTCTTTCTTGCTGGCAAGACCTTTGATTTGCTTGGCAAAAGAGTAATTCTTAGCCATTGCATTCATTTCCTTGCGCTCGGCAGCGTTATCCTGAACTGCGCCAACAGCGGCAGCAGATGCAGGCACAGCCTGACGCTTAACGATTTCAGCGGCACGCTTTTCGGCACGCTCAAGAACTTCGATAGTTGAATCCAAGGTAGATATCTGCTTATCCAGCTGGTCAAGGCTTGCGACCTCATCAGCAGACAATGCTTTCTCCTTGGCTTTTGTTGCGAGTACTGCGTATGCGTCCTCAAGGGTCACACGCTCCTCGCGTTTAGCTTTCAGATTGTCCATTTTCTATTTGTTTTAATTTGATTCAAACGATTGAGATAAAAATCCGCCTTTTCATCGGCCAGACTGTCTTCGAGTTCATCAGTTACAGACTTGCCCTTGCCCTCAATCAAATCAAGGATTTGCTGTACTGTCATTTTTTTGAGTTCGGTATCATTGACTTCCGGCAGGAAATCAGAGACAAACCTTACCGCGTCCAAAGCTTTGTCAATTGATAGCTTTACTGCATCCTGATTCATGGGGATATTAACTACCGACCATTCAAGCAGTTCCTGTCCATCATAGTAATAGATTCCCTTTTCGTGGCGTCCATTACCCACTGGAAGGATGCCAACAGATGCGGCATTAAGGCTACCAAATACCAGCTTTTTAAGAATCTTATCAGCTATTGGATTGATGTCTGCCGGCTCAAATTCTGCTTCAGCTACAATTACTTTTTTGTTGCTGAACAGGTCTACGGCTACTTCAGACTTGCCTATGACCATATCAGGATTAGGGTCTGAGAATGTGTTTCCGTGGATGGCGTGCTGATAGCCTACAATAGGATTCGCCTTATAGTTGTCAAATGACCAGGCATCCATATTGATTACCTCACGTCCGCGATCCTTACTACCTGTAGAAATAATAAATTTCATCTTCCGTGTCTCAAGAACCGTATTCGGATCAAAAGACTTAGAAATAATGTTAGCTTGAATATTTTTAGTCATTGCTTTCAGTTAAAGTGGTATTTGGCTTTGGCTTCCGCGAATGCCTTTTTGTAGGCCATCTGGTAGCTTTCGCTTTCTTCCTGTGATTCAGTTTCTCCGTTTTCTGAATCCGGATCTACCTTGGATTCATAAAATTCACGCAGCATATCCACAGGAACCATAGCGCCCTGCACCGTGTAAATCTCACCGCCATCATAGCCGTTAAGGTCTTCACGTTCACGGATTTCATTACCGTTAATGGCTCCGATATTGCGCATAGCAGTATAAAACTGCGCACGGGTCTGCGTGTCACCCCTTAGCAATCCGTTCAGGTTGAACTTGACGTAGGTGGTTGACTTTTCCCGCTCACTAAACAGCTTCATGTTGCACTCCTGCTCAATCACGCGAACCATTGGAGTGATGGTATGCTTGGCAAACATTAAGTCTGATTGCTCTGCATTCACAAATGTAGCACGCTCATAATCCTGAGCAAATACCGGAGGGATACGATAAATAGCGTAAATCTTACGATCTGTAAGGCGCTCTTGCTCAATAAATTGTGCGTCACCGGGAGCCAGCATAATGGGTGTAAATTCCCACTTGCCGGACATAATGGGTGTGCGGCCCATCTCTAAATCTTGCTTCCAGCTTTTTTGATTTTCTGCACGTTGCTCCGGTGTCATGCTGCCTTGATACGACAGGATGCCGGG